ACAGGAGAATAGTATGCCAACTAAGAATACAACTGCACAATGTTTTTTAAACCCTAAACGTAAACCACCTAAGTCTAAAACACCCATATGGGCAGTAGAGATTAAATGGTCTGAACCTAATAACCGATGGGCATATGTAGATGTGCATGGTAGTTATAAAGATGAGAAAGCAGCATTCATGAAGGGTCACTCTGGTAATCCTAAAGGTACATCATCGGAAGTAGCTAAAACTATTCAACTGGTACGTAGTGCAGCAGTAGATGCAGTACTCAACGTAGGACTCCCTAGAGTGATTGATCTATTATCCAATAATAAAGACCTATCAGTACGTGAGCTTGTTAACCTTATTACACTATTATCAGATTTAGGTATTCCTAAACAAACTGAAGAAGTGAATGATCCTAAACCTACTCACATCCCTCAAATTATCATCTCACAAGAATCCATTGATCGTGCTATTAAACTCGATAAACTCTATACCAGTAAGGAAGAGTATGAAGAGTTTGAACATGATTGAAATGTTATATTATAACATCTATTCTAGTATCTGCTGGACTCACAATTTATTGTTATATTACAACACTTGTTATAACACATTGTAAACATGTCTACCACTACAGCATTAACTCCAGTAGAAGTGTTATCGAACCTTGCTGGATACCAAATAGAAGCCTTATTATCTGAGGCTAAAGTTAGAGTATTACTGAATAGTCGCCAGTCTGGAAAAACTAGTACCCTACGTTCTATCATCTATAAGGAAGGATTACAACAACCAACGGATATATTAGTGTTTGGTGTTACCCATCGTTCAGTAAAATACAATCTATGGAAACCCTTATTTGAAGGGTCTGATCCTATCTACCCTAGACATTTGATTAAAACGATGAACCGTACTGATATGTTTGTAGAATTATTGAACGGTACAACCATTCGCTGTTCAGGATTAGAGAACGTGGATGCAATCTTAGGTGCTACAGCCGATTTAGCTATATTTGACGAAGCCCAATCCTTATCAGAGGATGCTATTAATAAAATACAACCTATGTTATCTACACGTGATGGTAATATGATATTAGCGGGTACCGTTAGAACACGTACCAATATCCTTTGGAAATATTATGAGAAGGGTCAATTGGATCACCCTGACTATACACCGGGATTCCGATCATGGCGTGTAACGGTCTATGACTCTCCTACACCGAATAACAATCCTGATATGATACAGTTCCTCAAATCATCCATGTCATTGTCTCAATTTAAAGCAGAGTTTGAATGTGATCCAGATTCAGGACAAGGTAGAGTCATACCCGATTATGATAGTACACTGAATCGTTCTGATAAGACTCTCAACGTTGATAAACCCTTATACATTGGTATTGACTTTAATGTTAAACCCTACACAGCGGTGATACATCAAGTCTATGATAACGATATTCATGCTATTGAAGAATTATACATCAATGATACAAACACCCATAAAGTTGCCGAGTTAATTAAAAATAAATATCAACAATGGGAAAATAGAATATTCATTTACCCTGATGCTACTGGAACCGCACGTAAAACCTCATCGAAGAATAGTGATATTACTATATTATCGAAAGTGGGTAAAATTGTGGTGAATAGAAGCAACCCTTTACAATCCAATAGAATCAATGCATTCAATGCTCAAGTATGTACAGCCACAGGAACTAGACACTATTTCGTACATCCTAATTGTAAACACCTAATCGAAAGTTTATTGGGTTTAATCTATGATGATAATGGCAAGATGGATAAGAAAGCAGGATTGGATCATATCTTTGATGCTACCAGCTACTTTATCGCTAAAGCATATCCAATTAAGTCCACTAGAATAGTACAACAACACTTTTGAACTTGACAAAGTATAAATACCCCAATAAAAGGAAGTATAGATGAAGAATCCACATTTTGAAGTATCACAACAATTTGCTGACCTTAACCGACAGTATTCTATTGTAGATGATCTATGGGAAGGTACCTCTGCTATGCGTAGAGTAGGCACTAAGTATCTACCTAGAGAACCTAAGGAGAGTAAAGTAAACTATGATAGTAGACTTAATAAGGCTACCCTTGAACCTATTTTTAAACGTACCATCGTTCAAAGTGTTGGTAAAGCCTTCTCCAAGTCTATTACTACGAATAATATTCCACCACAATTAGAACCAATGATCTTCAATGTTGATCAATCTGGAACCAGTTTAGAAGCATTCTCAAAGGATGTATTAGTGGATGCTATCAAATATGGTATTACCTATATCATTAGTGATTTTCCAGTAATGGAACCTAATGCTACCTTACAAGATGAATTACAAGCTGGAGCCTATCCATATTTCGTTAATATCAAGGCTACACACGTCCTAGACCTACATGTATCCTATATTGATGGGATTGCTCAACTATCCTACTTTAGGTTCTTAGAAACGGTGGTAGAGTATGAAGGTATCAAATCATTCAATGTTAAACAAGTAAAAGAATTTACCTTTGATGTTGATGGTGCAGTCATCTATAACATTTGGAGATTGGATAAGAACAAGAAAGAATATTTGTATGACACGAATGTAATTACCAATATGAAAAGGATTCCAATTACTCCAGTGTATGGTAATAAGATCACTCCATTCATTGGTGAACCTACCTTAATGGATTTGGCCTACATGAATATTAAATTATATCAGAAGACTGCCGATATAGATGTAGCCTTACATTATGGAGCGATGCCCATGTTAGTACTGAAAGGTGTAGAACAAAATGTTGATCCAGCAACGGGTATGGAAACTGAAATAGTTATCTCACCTAACTCTGGTATTAATGTTGCACCTGATGGAGATGCTAGATGGTTAGAATTAAATGGTAGTGGTATTAAAACGTATCAAGAGGATGTGAAAGACTTGAAAGCCTCCATGTCATTCTTAGGCTTAGAACTTACCTCACCTAATAAAACGATTCATGAAACAGCTACTGGTCGTATTCTTGATGAACATACTAAAAATTCAATGTTAAAAGTAATTACTATTGATCTAGCATCCTCTATTATCAAAGCCATCTATCATGCTGGACAATATCTACAATTAGAATCGAATGCTGAAGTAATCATTGATACATCATTAACCGTAACCTCTGATATAGCCTTAGATAATATTGTAACCCTTGTGAGTAGTGGTATGTTAACACCTGCACAAGGCTTAGAAGAGGTTAAAGCAAGAATGATGTTGGTCACTGATCCAATTATTGAGAACAGTAATATTGATTAATGTTACAAAAATGTATTGAGACTAAATAATAGTACGGGTCTGCGACCCATAAGGAGAAAAACACTATGTACAAATTTGACACTAAAGAAGAACTGGTTACATTTCTATCATCAGAAGATGGTGACGGATTTGAAATATCGAATAGCATTAAGCAACCGTTGATTAGTAAACGGGATGAATTGTTATCTGAGAACAGTAGTATTAAACAGAAGTATGCAACCTTCAAGGATATTAATATTGAAGAGTTACAAACAAAGGCTTCAAGGGTAGATACTCTTGCACAAGAGATTGAAACCCTTAAAAAGCAGAATAATGATGGTTCTAATGATGAAAAGTTAGAACAATTGAAAAAGTCCATGCAAATTGAATTAGATTCAAAGGATAGTAAATTCAATGAATTTGTATCCAAATATCAATCGAGTCAAGTGAATGGAAAGATTGCAGCAGCCATTTCTAAACAGAAAGGTGTGGTTGATCTATTATCACCTGCAATTAAGAATAGAATTACATCAACAGTAAATGATGATGGTGAAGTAGAGGTTACAATCATGACAAATGATGGAAAACCATATTTCATTAATGGTAAGGAAGCATCTTTAGATGATTTAGTGAATGAATATAAAAGTCATGATCTATATTCAAGATGTTTCGATGGTACAGGAGCCAGCGGTTCAGGTACACGTACAGGTGGTGAGGCTAAGGCTAATATACTTGATCCTAACTCACCCAACTATAGTTTAACAGAGGCCATGAAGGCTAATGCTAAACGCTAATAACCTGCGGTTATGACACTTGTCGATAGCGTTGACATTTTAATATAACATATAATTGAGACGAATTACAAGTTTCAATAAATAAGAATAACAACATAATACAACAAAAGGAAATTATTATGACTGATCTAACCGATTTAGAGTTTGAACCGCAAACATTTAGAGATTATGTACAAGCGGATGTAAGAAAGAAAAGCCTATTTTATCAAAGTGGTGCTGTAGCCGTATCAGACTTGGTTGTACCAACGTATGGTAAAACGGTAACTGTACCAGCATGGAATGGTCTTGGTGGTGAAGCGGAAGTGTTGAGTGATACTGTAGCATTAGCTCCAACTAAACTTACCTCATCTGCACAAGTAGCTCCAATTTTGGAACGTGGTAAACTATACACCTACAATGATCTTGTAGCAACGTTTACTAACTCTGATCCATTTGGTGCTCTTGCACAAAAACTAGGTACCTTCTGGGCACGTGAGTATGATCGAGTATTGGTTAATGTAGCCGTAGGTTCAGCAGGTGGAATGGATGCACTCGATGCAGGTTCCGTTATTAATGCTTCTGGTGCTGCACTATCATCTGCCTCAATCATTGGTACACGTGGTTTGTTTGGCGAGTATCAGGATGATGACCTAATCATGGTTGTTCACCCTAATACGTTTGCTGCTCTACAAGCGAATGAGTTGACTGACCTTATGCCGGGTGCTGATGGACGAGTAATCCAAAGCTTCCAAGGTATGCAGGTTGTTATGTCATCTACCCTTCCTGTAGCGTCTGGATCATATACTTCTATGATTGTACGTCCAAGCGCATTCCTTGAAGCACATGATGATCGCCCTCAACGTATGTTTGAGTCAGATCGTGACATTAAGGCCGGTAATGACTTTTTCACTTCACGTGATCGTTTCGTTATCCATCCTGTAGGTGCGGCATACTCTGATGTACCAGCCGGTGACACCGCTTCCAATGCTGAATTGGCTGACGCTGCTAACTGGGGTCTTGGTGCTGAAAGTGTCGATGACTTTGGTGTTAGAGTACTAACCCACACATTGTAATCACTGATTACGTTTAA